TTGAAAAATTAAATGCGTTGCTTGAAAATACCGATTTTGACGGTAAAGACGAGTTTTACGGATTGATTGACAAAATATCAAAAGAAATATAGATATAGATACGGCTCCGCCGGACATTACTTTCGATGATCCAGAACTTGAGAGAGCTTTTCAGGGATACCTGAGCAGTCAAGAAAAAAACGGCAGGGAGTTATCTGATTACCAGGTACGGTTGCTCAGAAAGAAGCTCGGAAGTCTTAGTGATGATATGGCAGAGCAGCTGATGATAGTGGAAGAAGCTACAGTGCAAGGATGGAAGAGTTTTTACCCGGTCAAGAAGCAGCCAACCAAGAAGAAGGAAAAGAAAACAGCAAAGAATACATTCAATGCATTTCCGCAAAGAGACTATGATTTTGATGCACTGGAAAGAACATTATTGAATGAGTAAGGAGGCAATATGGGACAGATGAAGATTTTTGAAAATGAAGAATTTGGGCAGGTCAGAACCGTGATGAGAGATGGGGAAGTGTGGTTCGTGGGGAAAGATGTGGCTGAGGCGTTAGGATACGGAAAAGGGAAATCATTAGCAAATGCCGTTTCTGATCACGTTGATCCAGAAGACAAAGGGGTCACCAAAATGATGACCCCTGGAGGAAATCAGAAGGTGACTATTATTAATGAGTCAGGATTATACTCACTCATTCTCAGCAGCAAATTAGAATCAGCGAAGCG